TCTTATTACATAAATCTACTTCAGAAATTTTGCCTTTCCAAACTAATGGGATATTGTCCATTGTGAATTTATAATCTGTTCCTGATTTGTTATATGCATAATAACATTCATTTTTAGGATTTATATTAGTCCATCCTTCTTTATAATCATCATAACCATATCTAATTTTTATATTATTTTCAAAAAAACCAATTGGAATATCAATTGCAGGACATTGGTTATTATCAATTATTGGTTTTACATGTTGATATCCATCAAAATGTCTACATATTTCTTTTAATGGAATTAACACTTTATTTATGTTTTTAGTTAAATCCCCTAACCGAGTGCCTTCTCCAGCTGCAAGTATTAATACTGCTGGTGTTTGATGTTCACCTTCTATTTTACCATCTTCACGATGTGTATCATCTTCAATTCTGATAACATCATCAACATGAGGTGTTGATACTTCTTGTAATATAATATCAGTAATTGCTATTACGCGGTGTTTTTTAGGAGGAGACACATTAAAAAAATCTCCAGCTTTCATTATTTTCTTTTCAACAACACCTTCATCATTTTCTAACCATACTTCAGCTTCCCCCTCAATTATGTAATTTGTTTCTTTTTTAAATTCATGGTATTGATAACTAGTTTTATAACCAGCATTTATGTAAATACGTTTGTAACAGTAAGAGTCATTTAACTCTAACCATTCTTCTTTTCCCCAAGGTTTGTAAACTACTTTATACATTCTATCTATTATTTGTTAATTTTGTTCCATCCAATCCATACTAATTTACTTGTTGATTAACCCATTTATATGTTTCCATTAATCCTTCATTTAAAGGTTTTGTTGGTTCCCAACCCATTTTTTCTTTATATAATTTATTATCACTATTTCTACCTCTAACACCTTGAGGACATTCAAAACCATATTTGTCTTTGAATTCTTGACCTGTTATATTTTTTATTTCACTATGTTTATCAGCTATATCCATAACCATTTCAGCTAATTCATTAATAGTAATCATTTCTTCTGAACCAATATTAACAGGACCCATAAATTCATCTTGTCTCATGAAACGTAATATAGCTTCTATACATTCATCTATATATAAAAAAGAACGTGTTTGTTCTCCATCTCCCCATATTTCTATCTCATCATCCATTAAAGCTTCTGCTACTTTACGGCATATAGCAGCAGGTGCTTTTTCTTTTCCACCTTGCCAAGTTCCACAATTTCCAGACCATGATATTTTATTATCTCTTCTAATCATTAAAATATTATTTTCTGGTAAAGTAACATCATAAACAAAACCATCATAATCGATTATAGTTCTATCTTTAGGTCTAGTTATATGGTAATCTTTATTTGATACTAAAACTTTATAACTTTGATTATGATTTTCTTTTTTGATTTTATCATTTAATGAATATGAAGTATATTTTCCTAATTTTATAGCTATTTCCATAACTTGATCTCTTAAATATGGTGAAACAGTACAAAAATGACTTTGACGTTTATTTCCATCTCCTTTCATTAAAGAATTTAACATTATTTGTAAAAATTCAGAGGGTGCTTGTAACATCCAATTTGGAATTTTCTTATTTACAGCTCCTATTCCTATTTCCTCTAAACACTCATAAATTTGTTTATTACATATAATAAGATGATGATTTGATTTTTCCTCATAAAAATGAATGTCCATTCTATTTAATAAATTTTTAATTTCATTTCTATATTCTTTATTCTTTTCTTCTTGTTGTGAAATAACAACACTATAATTAGAGGGTGTTTTAAATTTAGATCCTTCACTTATATACCACCCAATAAATTCAAACCAATCTTTCATTTTTACCTTTTTAGAAGGATAAAAACTTCTTTTATCATCTTCATTTCCTATACTAGGAATCTCAAAATAATCAGAAATAACATTCCCTTCCCAATTACATTTTGAAGTAAAATATAATCTACCTTTACTCCATTCTAATGTTTCAGTTTCTATCAATTCAAAATTAATTCCTTTTTTAGTATGTTTTGATACATATAATTTATGATTAGGAGTTACTACTTGATTTACAAACTTATTTTTAACTTTATACATTTTTCCTTTATAAGGATATTCTTGTTTTTGTTTAGGGTTTAAATAAATTAAATTTTTATTTATATCTAAAGATGCTATTCTATCTTCTAATGTTACATCTTTAAAAAATTTCCACCCATCAATAGTTAATACTTCTGTTTTATTATCAAAACACGGACCGAAAATATTATGGAAACGAGCTATTCGAACATCTAATCCATAATTACGATTAAAAGCTAAATATAAGCGTTCACTAAATAATTTTTCCCAACCATATTCGCTATCTGGTGCTGCTGGATAGGCACTTGACTCTTTACAATCAGGGTTAAAGCTACTTAATTGGTTATATGCAGGATACATACATGCTGAAGAACTATAAAATATTCGTTTTACCTTTTGTTTTACTGCTTCATGAGTAACATTAAGATTAATTAATGCTGAATTATGCATTACATTAGCATCATTTTCACCTGTAAATATATAACCAGCACCTCCCATATCAGCTGCTAATTGGTATGCTTCATCCCATTCTATTGTATTTGAGAATGGTCTTGGATAATAATGGAAAGGCAATGGATTATTATCTTCAGTGCCTTCCAATCGCATAATAGCCTCTACATGTATTGGGTTTCTTAAATCATATATTAAAAATTCATCAGCGAATGTTTCCCAATGTTCAGGATATTTAAGATCAACTCCACGAACATAACATCCTTCTTCTTTTAGTTTTTTAACTAAATGGGAACCTATAAATCCGCCTGCTCCAAGTACTAAACATTTTTTCATATCATTTATTTTCTAAATTATTAATTAATTCTTGAGTAACTTCAATAGAAAATTTAAAACCATTCATTGTGTTTGTTGATTTTTGAGCTATCTCATAATACCTTAACATACAATTTAAATCATTTAAACTTTCAGCGAAAGATAATTTATCTAAAGTATCTGTTTTTATTAAAGCACCATGCATTATTTTACCATGATTATCTTTACACCATTGTTCATATTCTTCTCTATATTTAATATGAAGTTTAAGTACTTCGTCTTTTATTTTTAATTCCATTTATATTGTATTATATAAATTATTTTGTTGTTCTTGCTTTTTAATGTCTTTATGATGAATAATACAATATTCATCAGGTAATGTTATTTCATATAAAGCACCTTTTAAACACTCATGAACACATCCAACCCATTGTATATTTGGTGAATTTTTACTTATTCGCCACTGAAAGTCAGGCCAATTTACTCGGTTTTGTTCGTCTACTCTCCAATGCCATTGTGAAATATGTTGTTCAGTAAGTCCTTCTACTTTGTTTTCTCTACATAAACCATATAAATCAATTTCTGGATTTAATTCAAGTATTTCAGGTAAATCTCTTAATAAATCTTCTGATAAACGTTCATCTGCATCAATAAAAATTATAAAATCCTTAGTACAGTGTTTTTTTAGATTATTTTTGAATGTTGCAAAATCTTTGTTTAATGGAAATTCGATATATGGTATTCCTAATTTAAATAATAAATCTTTAACCTCTTGAGATGCTGTAGTATCTAATTGTATTATTAATTCATCTTCATCTCTAATGTGAGATGTAATTTGTAATAGGAGTTTTTGAAGTTCTTCTAATTCATCCTTACAAGTGACTCCATATGATATACTTACTCCCATATTTCTATATATTCACAATTTAAAAATTTTATAATTAATTCTTTTCTCTTTATATCTTTAATTTTAATATATGTTTTTCTATGAAATATTTCCATATATTCAATAACTACGTTTTTTTCTTCATCATATCCATCAACCCAATATCCTAATTCTTTTATATAATATTCTCCTCCATTTAAAGCATGTTGAAAATTATAACCATGTTCTTTTCCATATTCTTCTATAATTTGACAAGCTTTAGGGTTATAATTAGGTTTAAATTTCCCTTTTATTCCTAATTCCCCAAATCTAGTTCTCATAAAGATACCATGATTTATTCTTTGTTGTTCAGATATAATTCTTCCTTTTAATTTTTTAGATATTTTTAATTTAGTCTCTTCACTTCTAGGTTTTTTAATATTTGTTTTATCTTTACCTTGGTTATAACAATATAAAGAACAATAAATATGTGAAAGGTTATAAAGACAACAAGATAGCTAAGAAGCTATTAATGAAAATACCCAATATATTCTAAAGATTGGCAAAATTCATTTTGTTCAAATTCGACTTTGGTTGTCATATCTGGTTTACCATCTTTAGCTTTAACAGCAGCCCATTTCCAATCATCAATAGATGTACCTTCTGCAAATACCATTGCTTTATCATCCATTATAACTGATTGTGGATACCAATGTAAACCATTATCATCAATAAATTCTAAATCTTTATATAGTTCTGGTAAATTTTCAGTATACTGTTTAGCTATTTCTCCCTTTAGCAATGTTGAAGAGAGGAAACCACATGAAAAACATGCATAATATGTTATATCAGGTGTTGCTACCTCACTACACGTAGGAGCTGAACATTTTTTACATTGAATTAGTTGTTCTGTCATTTTATTTGGTAGTTTATTGTTCCTTGAAAATTAATTGTATTATCTTGATTGTTTGGTATAAAAGAAGTTCCTTCTTCCTCTTCCCAATACACATTAAAGCGATTAGGAAATCTACTTTCATGAATTGTTTCTACTTCTCCATTTTCATTCATTTTTCTCATTATTAATTCACCACTAGGTGTTAATGTTAAATCTTCTAATCTACCTCTATATGCTTCATATATCGGTTCATAAAATTGGTTATATTGTTTATCCCAAATTTTATATGTTGGTCTGTTTTTCATAACTTTTAATATTTAAATATTAGTGCTCCAAAACAACTCCATAAAATAATTAGTAAAACTATTACTATTAATATATCTTTTGTACTTTTCATGTATTAAATATAAAACCTTTATTCTGCCACCTTTAACTTTGGAAGTTCTATGCGCTTCAAAGAGGGTAATTTTAATTTAATTGATTTCGGTGCTTTCTCATCCAATATATTTAACAACTTTTCACCCATTTTCTCTAATGAAAAATTAGTTCTTGAACGGTATGCCTGACGTTTAGCACCATCTAAATAGCGGCTATAGTTTTTATAAACATCTTCTAATGTTTGTGATGCTGCTTTGTAGTCGACAGTAAACCACTGACTCTCAGGTATAAGCATGTTTTGTACAACTGCTGAAGAGTGTATTTGTGTTAATTGTCCTGGTAATAACACAGACATGTCTTTATCAAGAAAATCTAATTGTCCACTCCATCCTGGTGCTATTACTGGTTTTTGACTTACTGATGCCTCTAGTAGTGGCCTTCCGAATCCTTCACCCTTACTGAATGAAACATGAGCTTTCACTTTGGGGTGATTATACAATTCATTTATTTCTTCATCAGTTAGTTCTCCATGTAACAAATATATGTTTGGTAAAGTTCCATCATCACCAACCATTTTTCTAATATTATTAATTCTATCAAGAATTTCTTCTCTATCCATAATAGAGTAACCAGCTGCTGATGTTTTAAGAATTAAGCCAGGTTGTTTTGGTTTACCTTTAAATGTTTGTAAAAATGTTTTAATTAACATTCCTACATCCTTTCTATCTTCTCCAATTACACCTTGCATCCAATGACCTACAAATAAATAGTTAAATGGTTCATCAATTGAATCTAATATTTCATTTATTTCCTCAACTTTATCACTATTATAATTAAGTGAACCATCTATTTTTTTGTAAATATCATTGTTGAGGCCCTCGAAAAGTACTTCTATTGGTTTTTCCAGTTTAATGTGTTTAACAATTTGGTTTGTTTGTTTATCTCGTTGTTCAAACATTGATGTTTGGAATACTTGTTTTGCATGTTCTGATGATACTAGAATTAGGTCTGCTCGATTACAGCCCTCCAACCATGATGGGTCACATATTGATGTTTCAATACCACTAGTAAATAATATATTGAATTTACCAACTTGTTGCATCTCGCTTGGGATAGTACTCATCATGAATATCTGAGGTTGTCTCATTAATTGACCTGGTATAATTCTATCTAAAATCAATTTATGGTCTGGGTTTTCTGGATTTAAAAAATCAGAAGGAGTTGAGCCCCAAGGACATGATATTATATCAATATCATATTTTTCTGATTTAATAAGTGCTAGCACTATGTCCCGTGTTTTCGCACCATATCCTGAAAAAGTATTTACAGGTCCATAAAAAACTAAGTAAGGTTTATTGTTCATATTATTTTGTTATATTTATTTCTATTACCAATTTCATCTTCATATCCAAATGATTTGGCTATCTCTGTTGTTTTGAATAATGGTTGCATATTTGTATAATGAAAAGCTTTAAATATATTTTCTTCTATACTCATATCAAATTTGGATAATGGTTTCATATGATCTAATTCCCAAACTTCACCCCAATTTACCCAGTTCATTTCAGGTTTAAATTGTTGTTCAATATGTTGTTTGTATTCTTCTAAAGTACATCCTAAATATTTTGCACTTTTATTATTTTTATTTATTTTATTTCTTCTTAAAATATTTAGTAATGATATTCTTAATGCTTCTTTTAATTTATTTGTTGGAATATTTCTATGTTTTCTATTATATTCATAGATTTGTTCCTTTTTTTCTTGGAATCTCTTTCTATTATATTCTGTTCTTTCAGGAATACGAGTATTTATATACTCTTTAGATTTCCTTTTGATTTCTTCTTTATTGGTTTGATAATATATTTTCCAACATTTTTTAATGGATTCCTTATTATCATTTTTATATTTTTTATTACATTCTTTACACTTATAACTTATTCCATCCTTGGAATACTTATCCTTAACATAATGTTTTAATTCTTTTGGTTCTTTACACTTACTACAAATTTTTGTTTTTATTATTCCAATATCGTTGTTTGGATTTTGCATCTTCTTGTTCTTTATTTTTCCAATAATATCTTTTGGAAGACTCTGCTCTTGATTTTTGTTTTTCTTCAGGAGTTAGATATTTTTTAATTCTTCCCATCGTCTATAAATATTGTAAAATTATAAAGAACACAAAATAGATCACAAAGTTAGTAAACTAAAGGTGTATCTGAATAGTGTTTTGGTTGTTTTGGTGTCTCTAATTGAATTAATTCAAATCTATGACGTGGTTGCCATTTTTCTAAAGTTTCATCTATTCCATCTATAATATTTTTACACATCCACCTAGCAGACATCATAGATTCATCAGACATTACCCATTCATATCCTTTTTCTCCTCTTCTTTTTCTCTCTTCTGGTCCTAAATCATACATTTCTCTTATTGCTTTTGCTACATCTCTAAAATCACATCTGTCGTCTGTTATGTATGGTGTTGGAACGGAACCAATCATAGAAACATTTGAAGGGAATACAGGTATAGCCCATTCTCCACATTCTTTATATGTTCCAAAATGATTACTAGGGAATTCAGGAGTATATTCAATCCATTTCCCTTCATCATCTTCAAAACGCATCTGATCAACCATTCCCCCAGTTGAGTTTGCTATTATCATTTTACCACACATTCTAGCCTCAGCAAGTGATAAACCAAATCCCTCATTACTACTAATTAATATTGTTCCATCAGTAGCGTTGTACAAAAGGTTCATAATGTTTGATGGGTATTTATTTTCATCAAATATTACATTGTATTTTTTACTGTTTCCAAACAACATTTCATGAACTGCTTGTAAATCAGTTCCATTTTCATCTACTACTTGAGTATGCATTACTAATGCACATTTATTTTCAGCACCTTCAGGTAAATTATCAATAAATAATTTCCATGCTAACATTAAATCAGGAACTGATTTTCTTCTAATATTTCTTGCATTATATAATAATGTAAAGTCATATTCTTTACCCTTGTAAAGATGTTTTTTAAATTCTTGTAGTGCTAGATATTCAGGGTGTGCTGTTGTTATTGGAAAAAAGAACTTCTCTGATACGCCATGAGGAATATATTTTAATTTAATTTTACTCATTATCTGTTATTTTTTAAATATTCAGTAATTATTTTTTCTATAAAAACTTGTATAATGTATCCTTCACGTTTACAATATTTTTTTATATCTTCATATATTTTGGGTTCTAAACCAACAGTCTTTTTTTTGTTTTTTAATATTGCCATTTTTATCTATTTTAACTATTTCTAATGTTTCTCCATCTATTCTATAAAACTTACAATTAGTATATTTAATTATTTCTAAACACCTTATCATGTCTTCTTCAGATTGAGAAGAATGAAATTTTTCATCCCATTCAATTACTATATTTAATTTTGGTTCATAATAATCTACCCAATATTTACGAATCTTTTTTTCTCCTTCATTTAAACCATGTACTCCATTCCAATTTAAGGTTTCGTTTAATTTATTAAAATATTCACAAGCTTTTTTATTAAATTTAGGTTTATATTTTAAATTCTTTATATTGCTATCATTGAAATAACATACTTTACTACAATAAATTTTATTTCTATAATATGGAGTTGTATAAAATAAATTACTACAAATTTTACATTTTTTGTAAATTCTATTTACTTCATGTTTAACATTTAATACTTTCTTTAATTGTTTATTTCCTTTTCCTTTTAAGGGAGAAAAACATTGTTTACATTTAGTTTGTTTTCTTTCAGCTATCCTTAACACTTTTAATTCAGTATATAATATTTCACTTTTACATTGAGGACAATTTCTTTTATATTGTTTAATTTTATAATATTCCCTAACATCAGCCGAACATTGTTTACACTTTGTATTATATTTTATTCCTTGTCCTAAATCTCCTTTCCTTTTATAATAAATATCCTTATTACATTGAGGGCAACTACGTTTAAATTCCATATCTTAATATCTTTAATCATATATAAATATATGAAAAAATATTAAAACATTAAATTTCTTCCCACTCTTCATTCATTCTATCTAATACTTGTTTATGAATGTTATGGGTTTGTTTGGTTATTGCAAACAAAGCATCACATGAAGAGTAATATGCTCCGTTGAAATAAGGTATTGGTAAAGAATCCCATATTGAAAGGTACATTATAGGCATCTGTTTTCTAATTTCATGTTCCATTTGAAATAACCATACCCAATATCTGGGGTCAGTATAAATAAACAGGGCAGAAGGCTGCTCTATTTTTATTAATTCTTTTAATAATTGAGGGTCTCCATACCCATTAGTTGGATACAACATTACACTAGAGTCTGTTATTCCTGCTTGTTTATTTGTATCTTCACTAAGATCAAGGCGCTTCCCTGCTTCAGGATGATTTATTGCACCTCCAACATTAACCCAATTGAACCTATGTGCGGTACCTATCACTATTTCCCGTGCCACTGTGCTACAACCTGAGGTCATCCTCAAATCATCGCAGAGTAGTAATATTTTTTTTCTTTTATCCTTAGGTATATAACCCTCCATAATATTGTTTATTGCTTCTTTTATCATAACTTAAATATAATAACTTATTTTTATCCCCCCAACCAACTTTCATCTACAATTGGAAAAGCTTCACAATTTGAATTTATTTCTTCTAACACTTTTAGACGAGATTTTGTTTTTAATACTTGGTCTTTTTTATATAATTTAACTATTTTTTCACGAATTTTTTCATTAAAAATATCATTTAAATTTATATAATTAATATTTATTTGATTATTTTCAATCTGTTGAGGTCTATTTTTTAAATCATCAAATGATATACCTAATACTTTAGCTACTTCATCTCTTGGTAATGTAGGTTTATAAAAAGCAATCTTTTCTAATGTATTAACTTTCTTTTTCATTTATTGTAATATCTAATTGGTTTTGTATTAATGTTTGAAATTCAGGTGATGTAACATAAAGATACATAGCACGTTCTGTTAATTTTGTAATACTAAATTTTGTTTTAATACATTCAATTTGGAATTGTTTGAATAATTCATCAGGAATACGCACTGATGTTAAAGTTGTATTTTGTTTTGCCATTGTTTATATATTTGATATAAATATATACAATTTATTTAAACTTAACATCATTTATATGAATCCCTTTTCTATGATCTTCCATAATTTGTTCAGATGCATTAAATTGTCGTTTCTTTTTTGGGTTCCATAACACACGTCTGAAATGTACTGATTTTATTGTATGCTCTATATTATCAAGTACTTTCCCATATACTTCCATACATATTTCTTTATATATTTCGTATTCAAATTGAGTCATCTAATTTTTCTTCTTATCTCGATTACCAACTTCATTAATATAACCAAAAGATTCTGCAATTTTAGTGGTTTTAAATAAAGGTTGGAGGTTAGTGTAATGGAAACATTTCTTTTGTTCTTCAAACTTATTTAAGTTAAAACTACAACAACTAATTATATGATCTAATTCCCATATTTCACCCCAGTTTTCCCAGTTCATTTCTGGTTTGAATTGTTTTTCAAGATATTGTTTTAATTCTTTAATTGTACATCCTAATAATTTAAGAACAGAAGAAATTTTACTTTCATTTTTTATAGAATTAAAAAATCTAGATCTTAAATTAGATTTTAATTTAAAATTAATATCATTTTTATATCTTTCACTTACATATTCTTTAGAATAATTAGGGTTATTTTTAAACCATTCTTTTATTTTATCTTGATGTTTTTGTTTATTATCCCCAATTAAAAGATATTGTTTATGATATTCTTTTTTAGCTTTTTTATTTTCCTTATAATGTTTCTTACTATATTCTTGAGTATATGGTTTATTTTTATCTCTCCATTCTTTCCCGTATTCTAATTGTTTATCTATTGTTTTATTATAATATTCTTTTACCTTATCTTTGTTATTTTGATTATATTCTATGCGACATTGTTTACAAGTATCATGATATCCATCTTTATAACGTTTATTTTTACTAAATTCAGGAAAATATTTAGTTTGTTTACATTTACAACATTTTTTCATAATTTATCGTTTCCAATAAATATATGAAATTCCAACCTCTTTGAGAGGTTTTAGTTCTTTTTTGAACATAAATCTGGTTTGTCATTAAATGGGCACCATTTACAACTATATTCTCCTATATTTTTTGGATATTCTTTTATTATTTTATTACCTTCATCATCAAAACAGTCGTTGATAAATTTATCAAAATTTTCTTTATTTCTTTTCAAACTAGTTTTACCATCAGAAATTTTCAGTTCTGTTACCCGTGGTTGAGGATATTCAGAATCAGCGTATATCTTGCGTTTAACAATGAAGAACTCAACTTCAATGGAGTCTATTGGTATATTATATAATTCAGAAAAAAACCGTTTATATAACAATAATTGGTCATGCTTTATTTTATCTTTTTTTTGCTCTTCATTCCAGCTATAGCGTGTTGTCTTTATGTCGAATATATAAACTTTTTTTAAATCTTCACAATATAATGTAAAATCAAGATATGCTTTAAAATATAAATTTCCTTTTAAATGTTTTATTAATGGTAATTCAATACCTAATAATTTAATATTTTTTATTGAAAATAATATACTTTGTTTCTTTTTAATCCAATCCAATATAGCTATACCATCTTCATAATATTCATTCATTTCTTCTGCTGTGGAGAAATGTTCCCCTTTAGCTATATATTCTTTTTTATAGTTTTCTTTAAGTTGTTGATCTAATATTTCATCTAGATTTAAATTATTTGCTGCTGTTCTACCTTCTTTGTATACGGTTTCAATAAATTTTTGTAATGTTTCATGGAATGCTGTACCAAATATAGTGTTAATATTAGCTTGATATGGTTCTTTTTTTTCAATATGTTTTAGTGCCCATCTATGTGGACAAGTTGCATAAGTAGAGTATTGGCTATAAGAAATAACTTTATTAACCTTATAATCTATTTCAGGAAATATATGGTGCTTAATTTTAAGCTCCATATCACTTAATTTCTTTTTCTTAGGCTTGTACATATTTTTCTCTAATAACTCTTCCTAAATCAGCATCGTTTGGATATTGTCTTACTAAATCTTGAACTGTATTTAATGTTGTTATTTCTTTCTTAAGATATTGAGATAGATCTAAGCTTTCTTCATATGCATGTTGAAGCATATTTTGATGATCATTTTCTTCTAATGTTGTTGCATATTTGTGATAACCTTTATTAGCCCTAAATAACAAATCCTCTATTACTGAATTAGTAATATTATCTTTAGTTAAATTTATAACAGGTAATGATGAAGTAAAAGATGGTAATACTTCATGTTTTTCAATTTTAGGTGCTTTCTTTTCGTAAATTTGTTTAGGATCTTTCATTTTTATTTAAAATTAACTTTATAAATTTCTTTTATTGCTTGTTTACCTTTGTCTGTTATTTCTCTAGTTCCTATTCCAGCAAAATGAGATGTTAGTTTAGGAATAACATACATTTCGGTAAATTTACTTTCAGGGTAATAATATACAAACCAATGATCTAAATTTTGTTCAAATAAATAAACTGGTTTCTTATTATCAATAGCCATTTGTACTGCCCAACCTGTTCCACCATTTACTATATTATGTTTACCATTTAAAAAGTTCCTATTGCAAATATTGCTTCTGAATTTTTAACTTGGAACCAATTTCGTGATAGTAAATTTTTAACATAATGATTTTGAGCTATATATGATAAAGGACGTTTTATTCCTTTTTCAGCTATTTGAACATGTTCAAAACCTTCCTTTAATTCTTGTTCATTAAGTATTATAGGATTTTTCCCATACTGAGTGTGTCCTTTAAATGAATAGGCATTTGTTAATATTCCATATTCTCTACCTTGAATTTCCCATTCCATATCTGAACCAGGGCAACCACCACTATGACAAATGAAATTATTTTCCATTTATTTGTTGTTTGATATTTTCTAATTCATTTTTAGGTAGCATATCAATATATTCCTTAGCCTCTTTCTTACTAACATCATAATATATTGATACAGCTTCTATATCTTCAGGTTTATGTTCTTTTTTATTTTCATTTTTAATATACTTACTAAATACATAATATTGTTTAGGTATAAATTCTTTATATAAATTATAAAGATGTTTATGTTCCATTTGCCATGTATTTTTTTGTACTATATTAACTAATTCTATATAATCTTCATTTTGACTTAGTATCTTATTACACATGTAATTATTGAACATACCTCTTTCCTCTTCAGGAATGTCTTCCCATTTCTCCTTAGAGGAAACAATTCTTTTGATAGTATTGAATATAGAAACCTTAGCAGTCATTAATAATTTTTACCACTGTCAGAATATAATTTTTTAGCACTATTTTGTGATTCATACATTTTAACTTGTTCAGCTAATATACGTATTTGATTGTATGCTTTATTAAGTTCATCATAAATTTCCTTGTATTTTATATTAAGATCTCTATTTGCTTCATTAGCGCGATCTAATGCACCTCTTAAATCTACAACTTGTAATTCTAAATCTTCGTTTTCCATTTTTAGTTTTTTTATTTGTTTGAATATATTAAACATTTTGTTTTAATTGTATTATTTTACCTCTTTCTGGTTCTTCATTAACAGGTTCTTCAACTACTTCGGCATATTCATTTTTTAGTTGAATTGGTATTGTTTCATCTAAAACTTCATTACATTTTATACACACCATTATTTGTATTGGTATAATACCATCTTGGGCTGAGCCAACTAAAAATTTTGATACTTTTCTTAATAGTGTTCCTTCTGTAAATACATTATTATTACATGATTTACATTTAATTTCTGTTGTTTTGTCTAAACTAATGTTTAATTGTTGTTGTTCCATTTTATGAATTTAATTGTTTTTTACCTATTACTTTTAATATTTTACTGAACATTGCTGCTAAACATATTTCTTTATCAGGTACTACTTTTAGTCTCCATTGTGTTTCATCTAATTCAACAGCAACCTCACCTTCATTTCCTCTACTATATTCTTCTATATGTTTAAATAAATAAGTGATAATATTTGAATAATCATCAGCAGGGTTATTAACAACTAATTGCCTAATATCAACCCAAGATGTTTTAGTAGGTTTCATTAAAATATCTAATATTTGTTTACTTAGGTATGTATTCTTAGGATTGTATTTAAATATATTATTAGATGTATTTGACTGTAAATATTTTATTGTTGCTC